CATAATGTTTAGGTTTCTCACAAATCTTTTGTCACCCACTCTAGGTGAACCGAATGTGTAGAGACAATGTATCCTAAACTTGTACACTAACCTTGATGCACAGATAGTTGCCATCGCTGCACCCAATGAGTGTCCAGTAATGTGCATCTCTCTATCTGAAATATCTGCAAGGGTAAAACATAGGTCATTCCATATTTTATCAACTTCCCCTTGGAAACCAGTATGAACGTCACCATCAGATTGGCTCTTCGTCTGAAATGCGTTCAAGTCTGCTTTGATGTCTGAAAATTCTTTAGGTTCTGTTCCTCTGAAGATGATGATTGCATGAGCATCATTCCAGATAAAATAAAACTGAGATCCATCTCTGTCGATGAAACGATGATTTGGGTATCCCCAACTGTGGAAAACTTCTTCGGCTTGTTCTGGGTCTTTGTATGCAGCGCCAGATAATGTCGCCATCAAGAATGCTTTATTCGGATACGGTGGGTGTTTCCTCTGATTCATTTGACTGTACCGCCTTCTCGTAGTAAACAATAATTTGTTTTTGCTGCTCTATGTATCTTCGTAACTCTGCAAAGTTCTTCGCTAGATTTTCATAGTCTTTCACGGATATCGCTATGTATGAATCAGTACCATTCTTCTTTTCAAATTCTTCTTTGAACTGGTCTAAGTTCTGTTCAGGCGACACGACATAGATTTTGATGTCGTTCATCTGCACCTGTTTTGGATGCGGCATGAGAGGAATGTTTCTCTCAACTAATTTTGTTACGGTAACAATTTCTGGTTCTGGTCTAAACGTAGAACACCCACTAAGGAGTGATATCGCTAGTAACAGACTCAAGGTCATCCCAAAGTTTATCTGTCGCATCTTGCATCCTCTTTTCAATCAACCCTGGCTTCTTATTTGCCAAATGAGTCAGATTATGTTTATTCAATGTATTACGGAGTTCATCTCCGTATTGTTCTGCTTTTCTTAAATCATCATTAAGTTGGTCAGCGAGTTGGTTAAGTCGAACCGCATCCTGTCGCATCTCTGCAATGGTAGCTTGGTTCTGTTCGTTTGCAACTCCTAACTTTGCGTTGTTCTCACGCAACTGAGCAATGGTTGCCTGAGTTGTATCGTAATAGTATTTTGCACCCCAAGCGGCTACGCCAATCATACCCACAACTGCAATTAAAATATATGCCCTAATCATCTTAGTTTCCTATACTGTTCAAATGCAAGCTTTGGATTAGGTGTTTTGAAGTTAGTCTTACGCATAATTGTTTTAGCAACAAGTTCTAATTCACCACCCTTGAGGTTCAATGCAAACGGCATATTAATATCCGTCTTCATGTCATTGATTACTGCTTCGGCATCTGGGCCAAGACGAGCAATCTTCTTACCAAATTTCTTAAACGACTGTTTGAACAACCGTGTCAGTTCAGCAGTCGTGATTTGTTTTTGATTTCGTGCGTCATTAACAAAAAAAAAAAAATGTCTGGTGAATTCAACATCAATACCAACTGCGGCAAACAATCTGTCTGCATACTTTTCTAGTTGGTCTAAATCTGTCTTTGTAATTTGTTTCTGTGCTTGAAGATTTACAATAGGATGCATCGTATCCAATCCAGGCCCCTGCGAGTTTGCATTGAGGTCTGCGATTGGTTTCTGAAAATTGTATGCAACTTCTTTGAAAGTAAGCATATTACTTCATCACAACACTGACGAGTTTCATCAGTTGCGATTTGCCCCCTTTGTTGATGATATCCATCATCTTCTTCTTTGTGTCAGGTCTTACTTGGTCAAGAGCCTGTGTCAACGCAGATGCAGTGAAGAGGTCAATCTTCATTGTACCGTCCTTCATCTTAATCTTGTTGTGTTGTTTGTTCTTGACAATGTTCTTCAGAACTGATACGTTGTCTTCTGCCAGAAGATGTTCTACACCAAAGTTCTCAGTGTTCTCTTCTACCTTCTTTGCAAGTTTAGATTCTCTTTTTGCACGAAGCGCTTCCATACGTTTTAAGAACGACCTTGCTTCTCTGGTACGACCATCGTACATATTCTTCTTTTTCTTTTTGACTACGACTGTTGACGCATCATCCCCTGCCCCTGCAACTGCACCTGTGTTCATTGCTGGTGCGTCTTCGGTTTGAATACCAAGAGCTTCGTCATCGTAGTATTTTTTCATGATGTCTGCGAATGAAATCATAGTTCTAAATCCTCTATTCCTACTTCTTTAATATCTTCTGCACTGACGAATATTTTTGTCTGTGATGGAATATGTATAACAGGGAAAACGTCTACACCTAGAATAGTGTCGGTTGGTGCCGTAGGTTCAAACACCTGTACCTCATCACCTTCTAATGCATCTGGTGTATCAGCATCCTCTTCATCAAATGCGATATCCTGTGTTAACTTGTAGATACCCTGTGGAAGTTTACCGTCATCCAGTGTTACTTCCTCTGCAATGGTATCATCCAATTCATAACCATTCTCTTTCAGATACTTCAAGAACTCTTTCTCAAATACCTGTGGGTCATCGACTTGTTCTTTTAACGTATCTTTAAGAAGAAAAAGTGCCGCAGCATATGTACCAACTTTGGTACGCAAGCCAGGCACTTTCTCAAATATCTTCTTAATGTTGAAAACTAACTTATGGAGAACGGTATACGCATTCTTTTCAGCGGTAGTTCTAAGTGTTGTCGCTTTATTTGTGCCAGGCTCCTTTATGCGGAGTCCTTTCTCATCAATGATACCAAGCTTGTATGCTTCCGTTTCTTTGAACGGAGTCACCAATAACTTGATAAACCTGTAGGTCACAAATAAATCTATCGCTCTACCCATTATAGTCTTCCTAATACTGCACTAATATACAAGTCTTCATTTATATCTTGCAATTCACCTATCGGTAACATTCCAAGAAATACCATAAACGATTTCAACTGAGGCCAGTGATACTGTTCAATCTTGAATAACAAGAGGGTTGATGCAGCGTCAGGGCCAAACACATTGTTTAACACAATTATGTGGTTGAGTAATAACCGTTCCTTCAGTACTCCGTGTTCTGTATATTTCTTGAGTAACCTCTTAATATACTTGAACCTCTTCATATCATCCTGAAATTCTTTTTCACCTTCGCACTGTGGGTTGTCGTAATGTTTGAGTGCGAACATCAAAACATTATCATTGGTTATTGTCTCAAACATATTACATAATCTTTGCTAAAATTCTGTGCGTTCCCCCAGCTGTTCTTTCGTATACAAAATTGATTGAACGACCACTCTCTTGCTGGTCATCAAACTCATCATATGGTGTCTCGGCACTTTTACCGAAAGCTCCACCGTATTGAATAAGTGGTACAGAAATCTCACCACTCTCTTCGGTGAACTGTACGTCACCAAAGTGAAGACCTACACGCATGAGTTTTTGTCTCATTTCGCCAAGTGCCTTCTCTGGTACAAGATATTCTCTTTCTGAAATGGCACCAATGTATGCATTCAGTTTTTCAATAACTGAATCATCGGACAGGTCGCCCATGACCTCATTGCCATCTACAGGTTCACCACTATAGTCTGGGTGTGGGGCTTCTTTGATGTATTGTCTAAACGTCTTCATCTTCTGCTCCATCATCTTCTGCATTTGGATTTACTTCAAGAATTTCTTGAAGTGGTTCTTGTTTTTTCTTCTTTGGTTTTGGTGCCTTTTCCACAGGTTGTACTTTCTCTACCATGCGTTCACCACCAACACCATATCTGATAATTTCTGTCATAATCTATTCCTTATGTAATGGTTGCACCGATTGATGCAGTAGGAATCCATGAACTACCTGTATATACAAGTGTTACAGATTCACCAACAGCGTTCCAAACAATTGAGTTCGCAACGGCAGTTGAATCAAGATTACCACCCGATTGGGTCATTGTTGCATCGTTACCAGCGGTAGTCATTGTGATTGTCTTCATTGCGCCAGGTGTACCTTTTGCAAGAGTAATCGTGGCTGCACCACCAGATGTGTCCAACAGAGTTACAGGCATTGTTGGGTCAACAGCACCTGATGCAGTCAGTGTTTGTGGTGTTTCAGTTGCACCAGACAGTGACACGATGTTCCACTTACTGTTTGTGAAAATCAATACAGCAGTGTCACCCTGCGTACCAAACTTGATAGAAGCATAACCGTTTCTGTTTGTTGGTGTCATGGTGAATGTTGTACCAGCAGAAGGTGCAGTTGTCATGGTCACGATTTTGATTTGACCATTTGTACCGTCTGCAAGAGCACCAGTTGCAGAAGTAGAGGCAGCGGCTGCATTCAAGTCAATCTGTGTGACTGATGCATCTGCGTCTACTGCTGTACTTCCAGTAATTGACTGTGCAGTACCATCCAACGCAACATAGGTTGGAATGTTGTTGAACAAGTTCGATACACTAATTTTTTTGTTGACAGGTGTACCTGAAGGGTCATCAATCACATGAAGAAGGTCTTCACCAGCGATTGCGTTACCTAAGTCTGTCAGTGCAGTAATCTTTTTATCTGCCATTTGTTATCTCCTATAAACCATCAACTCATCACCGCAGAGGCGACACTGTTTGAACCTTTTCTCTTCTTAGGTTCGGATGGAATGCTACTGGTGATATTTGATTCATCACCACCATTAAGTTGTTGTAGAAACAAGTCACACTGTTGGATTGCGCCACTAACTGCGTATACCTGTGCAGTGAGTTGTTGTTTCTTTTCTTCGATTTCTGAGAGCTGAGATTTATATTGCCCCAATTCTGCTTCCAGTGATTGTTTGCGAATATTAATCTCAGTCTCAGTCAATTGTCCAGCCATAATCATTCTCCATTATATAATATTATGTATCTTAGCTATCAGGCAGTTCTGTATCGTCAGATGCGTCACCAGTAATTGATGAAGCGGCAACCAGTGTTTCATAGAACACACGGCCTGAACGACCACCTGAACCTTCTGTTCTCTTTACCCAACCAGCGTGTGTAATACCAGTTGAACCAAGTTGTGCAGCACCTGTTGCAGTTTTACCTGTCAGGTTGTGTGATGCACCAACACCATCAGCAGTGATATCAATTGCAGTACCAGCGCCTGCGTTATCGGCTGTAGATGCAAGTTTCACTGTGTTCGCATCAACCTTGATAACGAATGCAGTTTGACCATCTGTCAGACCAGTAATTGCAGTACCCCCACCATCATTGTAGGTAACTTCGTCACCTGTGTTGTATAGGTGTGATGTGATTGTGATTTGGTCAGTTGCTGGGTCTACAGCAGACGCACCGTTAAATGTTGTTGCAGACGGAGCGGCAACAGTAATTGTAGGTGGTGCAGTGTAAGAGCCACCAACAGAAGTGATTGTGAAACCAGTAACCTTACCGCCAGAAACAGCAGCAGTTGCAGTACCAGAACCAGAAACAGTAACCGTAGGAGCAGACGCATAACCACTACCACCATCAGTGAGTGTGATAGAAGTTACGTTATCGCTACCAGCGGTAATCTCTGTGGTGTCAACCCCAAAAACTGATGATTTTTCGGTTGTGGTAAGGTTCTTCGGCTTACCAGCAGTACCATCGGTCATTGTCCAAAGTGACATTTTGTTTTCTCCTATTAAAAAAGATATTATATCTCTATTTATGTTATTTGAAACCTAGTCTCTTCAATTCTGCAATAGTTGAGCTTGGTGAAGTATGGTGTACACCTATTCCACCCTTTGCAGTCCATTCATTAATATTCTTGATGTAATCATCAATCAAGAGGTTTGGTTTACCGTTTGTAGTTGCAAACTTTTGTTTGTCTTCTCTCATAACCAAGTGAATACGACTCTTCTGTGAAAGTCGTGCATTCTTCTTCAACCACTCTGTTTTACCCCTACGACTGTTTGGGTCATTGGTTGAATATGCAGAGAGGATATGTGCGTTATGTTTATTGATAAACGTCCACATTCTCTGTGCGCCAGGCATCCATTCTAGGCTTGCCCAAAAATCCTTTGTAGAAGAAATGGTTTTCCACTTCTCCTTTTTATCAGGATGTTTTGGAAATGGCACACCAAGTACTTCCTCTGCACGTTTGAGGAAATTACATAGAACCATGTCCATATCACAGTAGATTGTCGGTAGGTCTTCATCCTCCGACAATCCATGATATACTTCGAAAAACTGTTTCACTATACTGCGTTCTTCTCTGTCTTCGTCTTAGGCGCTTTGGGTGAAGTTTCGATATTGGTCATTGGTTTACCACTGTCAGTCATCTTCTTTGCCTTGTTTGGTTTCTGGTCATCGTCCATACCATCGCCATCTTTGTCGTTTTCTAAATCTTGTGATTCAGCCTTCTTTGCAGCTTCTTGCCACATTTCTTTGACTGCCTCTGCAACTGACATAAGTGACTCACCCATTGACTTTGAGATTGCCTTACGTCTTTTGTGCAAATACTTATCGGTTGAATCTACATCACCATCGTTGTCAATGTCTTTGTCTTTACGGTCATCGAACTTCTTCTTGACTGCCTTTTTGTTTACAGGGTCAAGATTGTCTTCTTCGTGAAAACCTTTACCATCGCAATGGTCACAACCTTTACCTTCACACTGAGGGCATTCTACCTTCTCGACTTCAAACTGTTTACCACCAATAGTAAAAGTCTTTTCGCCATTCTTCTTTGCCATCTTAGCGGCATAGATGAAGTTGTTTTCTTCTTTTGGTTTCTCACCTTTTTCTTTTTTCGCAATTGCGATTGCAGCTTGTTGTGCAGCACTTACTGCCTCTTCAAGACTGCCTGGCTTTGTTTCAAGATACTTTGTCATTTCTCTTCTCCTATGAAATACTTACTTTGAATAGACGCTCGGCAGCCTGTTTACCAATTGCGTCCTTAACCATCATAATAATAACATCTCTTGGTTCTGTGTCCAAGTCGTTTGTATGTTTTACAAGTTGGTCAATTTTACCTGTCTTCATCATAGCGGCAGCCTTCATGAAATCTTTGTAATCCATACTCTTCTTGTCTTTTGATGCATACTTTGCTAAATCTTTTGCGGTGATTTGTAATTCCTTGAATACATTCTCTTCTAGTTCAACTTCTTCTGGGATAACCCTCAATGCACCAGAAACATAGGCAGGATGATTCTTCAGTGCCTTCTGGGCATCACTCTCATCATTCTGGTCAACATAAACCATTACCTTTTTCTTTGCACTGTCAGCCTGTACACGAAACTTGATACGACCCATCTTCTGAGCAATCTCTTTACCAATACCATCACCCATCATTTTATCAAAGACCTTCTGCTTCTTAGGGTCTTTGAAGTTACCATCCTTGTCAAATAGTTTTGCGAGATGTGGTGGTAGTGCCTCATCAAGTTTGCCAAGGTCAACATCTTCTTTCAAAGGATATCCAATCATTTGTTTCTTACGAGTCTTGACAATCTTCAGGGTCTTCTTGTCTTTAATCTTCATTGGTGGAAGTTGTGCAGTTGAGATAATCTCCTTCGCACCCTTCTCAGAAGATGCAGTACCAACAACCTTATCACCGTCAGCAGTATCGACAACTGCGAATGGTTCTTTCATTTCATCCAGTTCAACTTCTTCAGGCAAGTCTATATCTCCACTTTCCAATCTTTTCTTAATAATAGGCACTACATCCTCATTTGGTCTTCTAGAAGCGATTGCCTCAATGTCATCTTGCAATTCATCATCAACAATATATTTTTTAATCATCTTGACAGCATCTTTTGCTTTTATTGGACTTTTCATTTTTTTAAGTAACTCATTATATTCTTTTCGATTTGGACTCTTTCGTGTACCTTCATCAAGTTCAACTTCTTCTACCTGTGTGTCCAGATAGTCAGCCATACCGTCCAACTTATCAACTGCAACTGCAACTTTGTTTGTCCACCATGTAGGAAGCGAATCTTCGTCATTTAACTTGCTGAGTTCTGCGTTCATTTTCTCCAATGCAGACATGGCAATCTGCACTTGATTCTTTGCAGATTTAACGTCATCATGTCCACTTTCTTGGATATCTTCATTTTGTCTTTTCAAAACAGCAGCAACCTGTTTATGATTGGATAATCCTTTTTTAATTTTCTCAATAGCGTCTACTGCACCAGAATAATTACCACCCTTGTAACGTGGGTCTGATGCAATACCAATGGCCATTTTGATTTCCTTTGGAGAATACCCTTCTCTTATTAAAAACAGGACATCTCCCATAGTTTCCTTGTATCTACTCATCGTTCTCTTCCCATATTTTCAGAACTAGTTGTCCTGTTCCTTTTATTAACCTGTGATACTCCATCTTGGGTATCCTGTATAGTTTACCTTTTGTCATTTCCTCTGGTAACTTGTTGTCCATCTGTAACTTCCAACCTTCACCAGTTATGACTGATACTTCTCTTGTTCTTTTGTCTCTGTGCCAGATTAACTCTTTCTCGTCCACATCTTCACCAAAAGTTCTCAAGATTATATCTTCATGTCTTTGGTCATCGTATGGTTTTACCAAAAGAAATTACCTCCACCGCTAAGACCTAGCTGTTTCGCATAACGTGGTAGGTTACACGCCCAATATCCAGCCTTTGTCTTGTCTTTCTTGTTTGCACAATCGTGACGAGCTGCAAATGATTTTCTTGCTTCCTTGTCATCCAGTTTCACTTTCAGACCAGTTGTGTCGCCCCATGTGACTTTCTTTACGTTACCTGTTGATGGGTCTTTGACGTATACATAATACTTCTTTGGCCCACCAGCTTTGGGTTTGTTCAACTCTACTTCTTTTCCATCGTACTTTGCTTCTGCAATCATTGGACAATCCAGTGGTACAGGATTACCCTCAAACCAACCAAACTTACCAATGTCACCTTCCATAAGTTCTTTATCGAAACCAGACAATTCTAATTGACCTTTACGATATGCTTGTCTCTTCTCTTGGAAGAACTCGTAGTACTTCTCTGAACCAACACGATACTGGTTCTCTTCAATCAGATGTCCTTCTGCACAATCATCACAACAAGGAAGTTTTGATAACATCTTATTGTATGTTTCTGTCAGTTTGATAAACCAATCGTCACCGTATCTCTCTTCGTACTTCTCACGAATATCTTCGGAGTTGTACCATTCGTCTACAGATTCCTTGGTTGCATTTTGGCCTGGGGTCATCTTACGAGTATACTGTGCATACAAGTCTGTACCAATCTCGTATGACTCCTTCTTCTTACTACCACGAACCTTAGCAGCAAGGTCAGAATCTGCCTTACCCCATGTACCAGATGATTTCGTAACAAAAGAATTAACTCTTGCAAATCCCCACTGTTGTGGAGTGGTGCCTGGCCTATGTCCAGTTCTCCATGC